ACAGCAAGTTGCGTGTGTAGTTGTTAATAATCTATATGATAAACACACATAATGTTGTGTATTGTTTAGGTTATTGTGTAATGTGGTGTATATAAAAGTATACGTGTATATGTTTTGATACGCCTGTGCTTGATATGACGTATAAAATAATATACGTTTCAGGGGAAAAGTTAAGTACATAGTCACTCTGTCGCTCTCTGTCAAGCTATTTATCGTGTCAAGTCATATTCTGTCCGCATATGCGCGTGTTTCTTGACATGCTTTTGACATTTGATTGCTTGACATTCGATGCGCGAGGGTGTATAATTATAGCATAGAAAGCAAAGGAGTGCGCTATGACTTGGGAAACAGAACAAAAGATTTACGATTGCTTGGGCGCTGTCATGTGGACGGCTATGCTTTACTTGCTTATGGCATACTAACACTATATGCGAGACACTACATATAGTGTGTGCGTTTGCATTTGATTGCCGAATCCATAGGGGTGAACGAGTGCGGCACACTACATATAGGTTTTGCATGGCCGAGAGTACATAAACGAATACAGTTTTATTTAACAAGACTGTTTAGGTTGGAGGGAAATGAAGTCGAGAGTAAAGAGAATAATAAAAAGAGTAGGGGAAACCTGCACTATCATCGCATGCTATACACCAATAGTATTATACGTGTACAGTTATGTGATAGTAGACAGTATATGTAATAAGAATGCAAACTGTTCACGTGAATGATTTGACTTTTATTTGACAAGCAGGTGGAGGTACCCCCTACCCCCCCCGGTACCGGGATATATGTCCCGACGATTTGACTATATCCTTACATGCGGGTTAAAGTCGTTTTCGATACGGCCGCAATTTTTTCAGATTTTGGAGGATCGTAAAAACGCCCCTAAAAATTTTCCCAGATAGTTACAATGTGGGATACCAAGAACGGGTGAAAGACTTTTTCAAAAGAGCACCTAAGCACGAGTTTAGCGTAGGTGATTTAGTTACATGCACATGTCATGGCGGAGTTGCTATAATAATACAATTGTTTGACGCAGACACAGAAGAGCTACCATCGATGAACATGTGCCAAATATTTTGGATAAAATACCCGCATTCAGGTATAAAGGAGAGAGTATGGATGCATACAATAGGAAGATTAAAACGATTCAGGTCGTAAAAAAATACATGTACACATGCGCGCATTGTGGTACGGGAATGGTAATGAGATTACCAGCCGTATGTCCGGAATGTGAGCGACTTTTAACCGAAGAGGCTTAAGCCGCATAATTAATATATGGCCATTGAGCGGCACATTAGTTTATTCCGAATAGGTGACTTAGTGCGCTTTGTGGGCTACCACTATTCACCCGATTACAAATATATAGATGAGGATGACTACGCATTGGGCGTTGTGATAGAGGTATGTGAGCGTTTCATATACGATCCAATCATAAGAGTGTTTTGGTTTAAAAAAGGATATGCAACCGAAGTAATTCAACAGCATCTTAGTTTGGTAGTTAAAGAATAAGGGTACTAATTATAGTACAATGAAAATCAGTTCAAACCGTTTACGAGAGATAATACTTGAAGAGCTTACGAAGGCCGATGTGAAAAGCATTGTGTCGGACGAAGTGGAAAAGCAATTATCCAGCAAGAAAACCAAAAAACTAATTGAAGATGAGTTAGTTAAAGCACTAGGCAAGTCTAAGTCCAAAGACGAGGTAGCGGGCATTGCTAAGAAAGTGCTTAAACGGCTATACAAAGACATGGCCGTTCAACACCCGTATATGATTGATAGAATAAAGGTATAGAATAAATGAGTTTTAAAAAAGCAGCGCCAATGATTGGCGTTTTGGTCGTTATAGGATTAGGTATTAGCGCGAGAGCGGGGCATGCCGGACCGCGGGATACCCCAACAACTCCGGTACCCCCAAAGGATGAAAAGTCTGTTACAGGTACCGATAACGTTGTTGGGGAATATAGTTTAATCACAGGGCCGGACATATTTTTACCGAGTCAATTATGTGCCGTCGATCCTGAACTAACTGTATTACAACAATTGCAACAATGCAAAAATAAACGCATGGGTTGGCTTAGACTATAATATATACTATGTGGTAACGGTCTATAAATTATCCTCTGGTGATTTTGTTTATGATACCAAAACACACGACAAGGGCTTGCTAATTCGACGTAAGGTCGAACCCGGCATTCATAGTCAAGGTGGTTTTGAAATATTTGTTTGGGAAATATATTGGACCGATGAAAAGCATACCTATTATACGGAAGAAGCTATAGTTAACATGCTCGAACACGGTCATTTAGTTTTATATCAAAATACTTAGTTTATGGTATTTAAAGACTGGCGCGACCAAGCGAAACATATTATATTATCTCCCGGGGATATGGTAATTGATATCATATCCAATCAATATGGTTTATTGATAGAGCGCGAACGACGCATATCTATGACGGACGATGATGTGTATTTTTGGCAAGTTGCATGGTCCAACAACATGTCTGATTTGGATGTTACCAACGTTCCAAGTCCGATCTATATAGAAGAAGAAGGTTTAAAACTTTCTATTTTGATTGGTTTCTACGACCTATACCAAATTTAATCAAGAAAAAATTTAGGAGAAAAAATTGAAAAAAAATTTCGGCTTTAAAAATCGCGGGTGGGAAAAAGGAGATTTGGTACAAATCGACACTTCGTCTGGATATG